ATGAGGCTTGGTTGGTGTGGCTGGTTTTTGTTCTATCACTTCTTGTTCAGGTTCAGTGGCTTCCGCAACCTGAACTTCATCCGCATCGCTTGGTGTAGAAGGAGCAGAATAAGCTTCTAAATCAGGCTGCGGAATAGCTGTGGGTGTGGATGGTGATTCTGTTTCAGGTTCAAATACTAAATCTTTTCCTACACCAAATTTGTCAGTGACCATCGTCATTTTTTCTTTCATTATTATTCTCCTTTTTAAATTGAGATAAATCATCCACTAAAAGAAATGGTTTATCTTTAGATTCTCCATTGAGCTCCTGCATTTTGCGATATAAAGAACCGTCTTTATATGCTAATACCCATTTTAATAGTTCCCAATCTTGAGGGCTAGCAAAAGCTCTATTATCATAATAAAAGTTGAGTGTGGTTCTATCAGGTAAGCACCAGATCATCTCGATTTCATCTGATTTACGATAATACTTATAGACCGTAAAGTTAAGATAAGGGCGCGGGCATTCTAAAGTGGGAACAAATTGTAACTTCCATAATTTAGGATTGAACCATTCTGATTTTAGATGAGTTACAATAAAAAAATCTCTGTCAGGATTAGCTTTAAATAATTCTTTTCCACGATCCACACATTTCCACAGTCCTTCAGGATAATTCTCTAAGATAGCAGTAAGTAAATCGCGCTTATCAAATTCATCCTGATTCTTTAGAACAGTAGCTGACATCTCTTTTAAAGAAGCCAGCTTTTGTTCTAACTTTTCTTTACTCATTAAATTTTCTTTCGAGCGCGTACTTTTTTACCACGTTTGGATTTTTTACGGGATTGGCCGCTTTCTGAAAGAGAAATCGCGATTGCCTGAGAAGGATTAGTGACGGTTTGACCAGAACTACTTTTTAGACTACCTTCTTTAAATTTATGCATTTCGCGATCCATAACTTTTTTCTTCATAATCTTCGAGGCATTTGATTTTAACTTTGGCATAGTTACATAGCCTTACCACAATGAGGACATTTATGCTTTTTTTTAAGCTCTTTCATCGCAGATTTTTCAAATGCATGTTCTTTTTTTTCATGCTTAGCTGATTCTTTGTATGATGATTTTCTTTTCATGATATTTCCTTATTTCTTAACAGTACCACCAAAAGGAGATGGCTTGGGTTGTGGTTTTGGTGCAGGTTTTGAGGGATTGGGCTTAATACTCATGATTTATATCCTTTCGGGCAATTACCGATTGTATGATAAGTTCCACATTGATTGCAACAATAAGGGAAATTTGTAGTATAACGTGCAATATATTTCATTATTTTCTCCAAAAAAGGCTCTGGCCTTCGTAACTTTAGCCAAGTGAACCGCCTCTGAAGGATGAACTCACAAAGGCGGCGTTTCACTATAGAATTATATTATCGTTGCCGTGCAAGCCAAGCCATATTGATTCGTTCATCAATATACTTTTGCTTTTCAGTCTTCTTTTCAGTCAGATTGAGTGGCTTTGGTAATATCTTCCACATAATCTTTTCTGATTTTTCAGTTCTGAGCATTGCAGGCATAGTTATATTCTTCTTGGTTTATTGATTCGTTTTACTGAATGAGCATCATCGCGCATTTGTCTATCAATTCCACCCATATGACCCGCCAGATTATCATCGAGCATCATAAACTGTCCCGCTTCTGGATAGTTTTCCATGCGTACGTCAGTAGGAAATCCCGCTGAACCATTGGGATCGAAAGACATATTGCCAAACGCATTCTCATGACGCGCATTTTTCTGCATCATCATGCCGCGTTGACCACCCATTTCGATTACATCGCGATCCACTTCGTGTTCCATGCCCATTCGAGCTGAGCCATAGTGTCTTTTTTTTGCCATAACTTTTCCTTAAAGTAACTGAAGTTCAAACGTCGACAAAATGTCAGACGTTCACTCCAAGGCGAAACCTCTTACTTAGAGATGTCACGGGTATCCTAATATATTTTATGCCGGCTGGGCAAGTTCTTTTTCAGGTTGTGACGTTTTATCCTGAACTGATTGAGTTACCGACTTTTTGTCGACAACTGACTGCTTAAGCAAATTAGCCATCGTAATAAGCTCTTTCAAATGAGAGAGGTCAATCGTTTCTAGCTCTTTCAAAACTTTCACTTTATTCAGCAATGCTTCTTGTTCTTGTCGTTGTTTTTCAGCAATCTTCTCTTGTACCTGGAAAGCTTCCACTGTTACTCGCGCGTGACGTTCGTCCGCAAGAGCCATCTCTGATTGAGACTTAGCTTGTGAATATTGCGCACGTGATTGTAGTTCAGCCATAGCAACTTGCGCCTGTTGCTGTTGCATTTGTGCTGCTTGTTGCTGTTCCTGTTCGATTGCTTCCATAAGCTTAGATTTATCTTGAATAGTCATCTGCTCTAGTATTACTTTGTCTATAGCAGTACCTCCAATGCCCAGTTTTTTTAGTTCCATAAGCTGAGCTACGGACATCTGGCGTTGAGTTGCGGTATTAATACCATCTTCTATTGAGATACCATAGCGCCCGAATGCCTTATTATAGAATTGTGGCGATGGTGCATGGCCCAATATCCGTTGAGCTTTTCCTGGAGCCATGTTTGTTTGTATATTTTCGAGTATAAGCTCGCCCAAAAGCTTACAGGATTCATCAAGACGAGAGAAAAGAGGTTGTAAAGTAGTAAGTGCCGCTCCTTGGCGAAGCATCTGTGTAATGCCCACGTCGTTGTCAGAAGCACCCATCAATTCTTGATTGATACCTGAGACCGAGTTCATAAGATTTTGGAATATCTCAGACAGCTTAAACATAGTAGCAGATGCTTCAGTGGGCACTATCTTTTCCACATCAGTCATCGCTGCTTCTTCCTTGATGGCAATTCCTTTACCATTACCGGTCATGAAGACATCTTTAGGATCAACAAGGGCATTTTCTTTGTATTTGTATCCTGAGTTTACTTGTGCTTCAGATTGGTCTGACATATTAATGATAAAGCGATTGTACAAGAATTGCGGATCACGCATCGCACGTACTACCCCTTGCGTGCGCCATTCATAATACGGAATCTCAGGTCTGCGGTATCCCACCACCGGAACGTGCGGAAATCGGTCTAGGCCGAGGCTATTTGGCCCCGAATAGACACATAGTGAACGATTGATAAAATAGGCACATTTAACCGTTTCTTTTTGTATCTCTTGTACCGTAAGCGTAGGAAATCGTTTTAAGATTTGTTTAAGTGATTCATCATCACGTACTTCTCTAGTTTCACCTGATTGCGTATCAATAAGTATTTTAGCGTTTCTATAATCACGATAATAATACTGATCATATACCATCAAAGATGAAAGATTATAATCATACGATTGGGGAGTAAATTGAAATTTACCGTCGAATGAGTTCCCGTTCATATTTGGTGGTTGTGAGAGAATCTCATCTTGAAATTCAGGATACATGGCAAGCAATTGACGTTGAGTGAGAAAGTCACGAATGATGTAGCCCTGGCAATCAGACAGATCAAGCTTTTTCCAATAGGGATCAGTAATAATACAGTTGTAAGGCTTGAGCGCTACTTTAATATCTCCCGATATCGGATCACATTCATAATCATTATAGACTTCAAGAAAGTTTAGTCCGGTAATGATAGATCCGGTTAAGAATGCTTCTGAGATTGTCTCTTCTACATTGCCCTCACGCATAATTTGCAAGATTATCTTGGTATATTCATCGGCTGCTTGTTGAGAAGCGTTCTCTATAGGTTTGGCAATGATAGATTTACGATTACGCATCTGATGCCCTTGAATCTGGTGCGCAAAGGGCATAATCAAGTTAAAATTAAACTGCTTACGAATGTACGCAGGTAAATTACCATAAAGAGATGACCAGAGCGTAGCATCACCGGCATAATATTGTGTATCAATCATCGCTTGGTTCCACCAGGCAAGTGTGGGAGTTAAGCATTGCTGATAGAATGATTCATAACGCTGGACAATACTTGTATCATTAGAAATAAATTTGGGGCCAAGAGGAGGGGTCAAACCAGGGGTAATCATACTACTCCTTTAAAGATATTAAATTTTTGCCTTTATACTAGTAAAAAAAGATGTCTCATAGCAATAATGAGAGATATTGAAATGATAAAAATAAGAAAAACATGGTTGATAAAAATAATCATTCTCTTGCTATGCTTATTTTTAGTAGCGTGGTTACAAGTTTATTTTTGCTATAGGAGAGTCTTGTGATTGAATCATGTATTCATGTTCTTGAAGTTGCTTTTGGAATTGTCTTGGGTCAAATAATGTGGACCTATATCAGTGAAAGGTTTTATGATGAAGAATTTTAAACTCTGTTTTATATTTTTTATGTTACCCCTTACCGCGTGCCAATATCATGGAAAAATTGGCCCATCAGGAGTGCAGCTACCGGCTATCTATAACGCGCACAAATTGGCATCAATAGAAGACGTTTTAGAATATCAGAGCCTATTGCATAGCTGTAAGATGATCAAGCAAAATATGCGGGTAATTGGCGATCATAGAATGAGCGTTGAAGATGCCATTGAAGCAAGCATAACAATGTATCTTGAAGGCATAAAGGGTGATGTGGCTAAGATATTGCTTGAAGATATCAGAAAGAATGGATTTCAATTATGAAATATGCCATTATTTGTTTCACGATTATACATTTATGTGGGAAATGATGATGATGAATCACAAAATTAAAGCACAATTCATAACAAAAACGGGCAATAATAAAGTTTATACATATGATGGAGAACAATGGACTTGGTTTGAAAATAATAAAATGTATGAAATAACTCCTCAATATTTTGATTTTGTGAATAAACAGCAAAAACAAGTAATGTTCATAAAAGATCAAGTAGAAAATAAATGAAATCGATTTGCATTTTAACCATTTTATGTTCAATAATGGTCTATTTTTTAACCAAAGCTATGGATTATACACCGCCTAAAGATCTTCCTACTTTTATGAAAGAACAACTCAGACAGGATGAAAAGGCTCAAGTAGATGTACGGCAACACAAAAGACATTCACGTGAGCATACCACTGTAGATATTCTTGCGAGTATTACCGATGCTGAGGGAAAAGAAACTAAACTAGAAATACAAAAAGATGGAACACTTACTCAATCCAATGATAGCGATGAGGCCAAACAAACCTATTCGAAAAACTTTGTGATTGGTAGTAATTGTGTATCGGTAGTCTGCACGGCTTTGGTTGGTGCTGGAGTTGCCATAGCCATAAAATATGGAGAATGTCCTAAATGAAAGGAATAAAAATGAAAAATATTAAACTATATGATATGGGAATTACCATCGTTTTAGGTATGGCTATTGTTGGTTATGTGATTATACATTTGTGTGGTAAATGACAATGCCTTTACCAAATCCAGTTTCAATACCATTTTCTAAAGATATTTTTACTAGGAAATATTGGTTATACGACGAAGATTATAATGAAATAAAAAAAATATCTGGATTTGCTCGATTTAATTTTAAAAAATTGCCAAAAAGGTATCGTGATACTGTATTTTATAAGATGGAACAAATTAAAAAACAAATGCCTGCACAAGGTGGACAAACTTTAAGAATAGTAAAAATGACTAAGGAGTAACCATGGTTCTTTTACAATCTATATTCGCTAAGAATGTAGCGCTTCTTATTCAGTTTATATTGGCTCAAGGATATTTTGTGAGCTTGGGAGAAGCATGGAGATCGCCTGAACAAGCTTTATGGAATGCACAGCATGGAAAAGGAATTTTACATAGTCTTCATATTAACCGTATGGCTATAGATTTGAATCTTCATGACAGTAAAGGTATATACCTTCAAGATGAATATGTTTATGCGCTAATGGGTAAATATTGGGAATCTTTAGATGATAGAAATAGATGGGGTGGTTATTTTAATCCAGTGGCTGGCCATGGTATTAAAGCTGATTTAACTCATTTTGAAATGCATGAACAACCAATACCAGATATATTGAGAAAATTAAGATGAAATGGATATCAGTAAAAGAACATTTACCTGAAAATAATTCGCATATTATAGTAGCTACATCGCATTGGGTTGGAGAAGCTTTTTTTGAATGTTTTAATCAAGAACCAAAATTTTATACTAATGAAATGTGTTGTTCTAGAGGATTATACGATGTTTCATATTGGATGCCATTGCCTGAATTACCAAAGGAATAATCATGAGTCTTTTTAGTTCTGATGTACAAAAAGTAGAAACATGGGCAAAACAAGATGCAGAAACAGTATTAAAAGCTCTCGATAGTTTAGCTGCGGCAGTAAAGAATGGCCAGGTTCATACTGAGTTTCTCAATGTACTCGCTATATTACAGCCATTTATTTTGGTAGCTGAGCAAGCATTTCCGCAATATGCTCCGACTATTGAATGGGCAGAGGCTTTACTAAAAAATGCGTTACAAGCAAAGTTTTAATCATCTCGTAAATGTCCATTCTCCTTCATCATCCACAAGAATATTCTTACTTCTTGGTATCATATCTATTGCATGAATAAATATATGTTGTGGTTTATGAAGGGGATTTCTATCTAAAAAAACAATATAAATTAACATACTCATACCGACAACAGCCGTCCAAGCGACTACTATACTCGTGTAAAGTAATATATAATCTATAAAATCTGAAAACTTCATTATATTCTCCAAGGTTTCTTATGAGTATTAAGTCAATGCCAGGTAGAATTATCGCCCAATTACATCCTAATAAACATCAAAAAGAAAAAACAGAGGGTGGTATTATCATTCCTGAAAATGAAAAGAATGTGAAAGATATTTCCTATTGGAAAGCTACCGTAACTCATAGTAGTAGCGATGAGATTAAGGTTGGTGATGTAGTGGTATTTGGTAAGTATGCGGGTAGTACTTTAACTGATGATTATGTGAGTGTATTAGTATCAGAGATATTGGGGATAGTATGAATTGCGGTTCTAATAAGGATTGATATGGATTTCGAAAAAGAAATAAATGAATTAAAAGATATGTTAGAACTTATAAAATTATATCTAAAAAATACCGATGATATTTTAGAAAGACAAAATACGCAAATCAATATATTGGCAAAATCTATTGGATTTACAATACCAGAAAAGAATAACTAATACCGATGCGAAGTAAAACTCGGCTCATGTCCCCGTGGATTCACTGATTGATTAAATCTCTTCTCAAGTTCTTGTGGTGTTGTGTTACGCATATCACATAAAGGCAAAGATTGTATCATGTACCTGAAGGCGTCACAATTTTTAACAATTGCACCATTTGATAAAGAAAAATGGCCTACATTAGGCACAGTTATACAGTAAACATCTTCAAGATAAGACAACTTTTCTACGCATTCTACCTGCAGAGGCTTTACAGTTTGGATGGCAATATTTCTGTGTTGCTCTCCCGAATCTAACCAAGGCATTAATCTCTTTTTTGCACCATTCACATTGTCTAATCTCGCGTTTATGGTGCTTGCCAAAATCAAATCTTCTTGCATGCTGCTTATGCCAATCTCTTCCTTTTTCAGAACCATGCCAGCGAATTGCACCTTCTCTACATTTTTCCCCAACTCCTTTATTATTTGGCTTAGACATTTTGAAATGTTCTTGCGCAGGTAAACATTGAAGGTTGTAAAGAGCATTATTAGATGAATTACCATCGATGTGATGAATATGGCAATCTTTTGGAATTTCTCCAAAAGCAGATTGCCATACTTCTTTATGTAGTCTTTGCTTGAAGGTACATGAGAAATATTTTTCGTTGATATATAATCTATATATTTTTCTTTTGAAATATTGCGTAAGTTCATCGAGTTGGATTGGATCACCTGGATATTCGGAATTAATTCTTCTGCGTAAATCCACCCTTTCTCCGTTAAGAACATATGATCCGGCGTACATTTCACCTTCGTACCGTCGCTGAACTTCACTTCCACAAGTTCCGCATTTTGTTTTACTAGAAATGCTTTCGTGCATTTTTCCCATCCATTGAGAGTTAAAACTTTATCATTATCTTGCAACTCTATTATTGGACGGATTCCGGTATCTGTCAATACTTCGGTATCAGCAGTAAAACAATAGTGAACTGCCCAGTTTTTAATAGGATGAGTTGAATGTCTTTTTTTTATCTCATCCCATTCTGCTCTATAGTTTTCAAGTGCATCAAGAAGAGATTTACAATTAGTTTCATCAAAATATATTTTATGAAAATTGAGCCAACACGTATTTATTCCTTCACCAAGGTTTCTTATCTGCTCTAATATACGAAATGTTATGCCTAATTGACGTGCTTGTTCGTAGCGGGTAAGAGCACCCGCGCCAAACTCTCTAATTTTCATATCATGAGGCGCGAAGTGATAACCGTATTTATAGCCATATTCTTTTTTATAATCCATTATCTTATCAATATAATGATCCACACCCAGGCCATGGTTTTGATAACAATTTATAACGCGAACGGTTTGTCCGGCTATTTGATAGAAAATAAGAGCGGTTTTTCCTGATGTTTCATTCACCCCAATATCCATAGCAGAATGAACGAGTAATCCTGGCTCATGAGGAACATGGCCAATTCTGCCCTGTAAGCGAGCCTTATCAAGATATGAACCATAATATGCCCCTTCTATGCCGCGGTCGAAACTGCACCAGAATTCTTGCTTGGCGAGCCCCTCTTCCATCTCACCGGAATCAATAAGCGCTTGTATTTCAGAAACTGAAATATGACCGGTTTGAGTGATATCCATTTTATAGGCAAACCAATTGGGATTATCTTGGGCAATGTTCCATAATTTCCAAAGATCATTGCCCTTACCACGGGGAGTTGAAATAAAAATACAAAATCCAGAATTAGCTTGCACCATGGGTCTGACTATTTGATGAAATATGCTTTCATCTTGTAAAGCGTATTCTGAAAATACCGCCCCGCAACAGTTGGCGCCGACTAATCGGTCGGGCGTATCTGAACCTACTATTTGAATGATAGATTCATTGCTTAATCTGACTTTCATGTCCTGCTGGTAGATTTGTTTGATCATAGACGGATGTATCGAAGAGAGAAATGACTTACCGTCATTGGTGCGGCCATCCCATATAATCTTTTTTCCCATCTGATAGGTAGGATAGATCATCCAATAGATACCAGGCTTGGTATAAGCCTCACGGATAAGCAAGTTCCAGCATGCGAAATCTTTACCGGCTCTGCGGGGCAATATCGCTATTATAAATCGTTTACCAGATTCTAAAGCATCTTTAATGGGTCGTTGATAATGTCTCCATTGAAATTCTTCCATGTGAATTTGCAATTCAACATTCATCTTCGACCTCATTATCTATTCTTGATTTTTGCTTTAAGGTTATACCGCCTTTGGTATATATCCAATATTTATTATTACGCTTACCTACGGTTTGCACAGGAGTATAACTTAAACAAGAGGGCTTGTGCTTTTCACATCGATAGGATTCTTTATAGGGTCCAGAATATGAATAATAGACACATGATCCTCCGCATACCTCGCATTGATACATAGTTCTATTCATTAACATATTAATCTAAGTCTTTGTTATAAACCAAACTTTTTATTTTTGCATTCGATACATGCAATACCCTCAAAGTCAGCCGCAATTAGATTAAATACTGGAATTTCTATTTCGTCTTTTCTATAAAGTCTCGTTATAGTCTTTGTATGAGATTCCGGACATTGGTAAAAATTCGAAGCAATCTCTATAGCTTCTTCCCAAGATTTTGAATTAAGAATACAAAATTCGTATTGAAGCTCGTTATGCGATAAACATTCATGTTTCATTTCTTTATCTCATCCAAGTTTAACCACCAATGAACTGATTCAGGATTGGTATAAGTCATCCAGACCTTCTCTTTTCCCTGCATGTTTATTTGGCGGGAGTAATCCCAACCATCATCCATGTATAAAAACCCAAAAAAGGAGAAATCTTTGTTGGCTACGAGAATATTGGAATTGAGAGGAGGAGTTTGTTCTGAAAGCAATCTCCACTGAAGAGAAAGTAAATTAAGAAGTTTGCCATTCTCTTTTAACAGCATACTATACATTTTGTTGCTGTGGTTATAAAGCGCTTTTAATCCTTCGCATTGTTTACATTTAAATGGCCACATTATTCACCTATATGCAATTGGCAATGTTTATTCTTTAAGAGTTGCCCTTGCGTGTCTCGTTCATTAAAGAAGATACACAAACAATTAGTTTTATTATTTTTTAACGCATCCGCAATGGGTTGTTGTTGTTTGGCCTTACGTTCATCTTCACGGTCTTCTGCTCGTCTGTGTGAAGGCAATTTGTCATGGAGATATTTTACGATGGCAGTTTCTTTATATTTTCCATCACGCATACCCTTGAGTCCGGTCATTCCCAAATATTCTTTGCCTAATTTGTAAAGTGGGTCAAGTTCAGGAAACTTTTCAGAGAGCTCGGCAAAATATTGTTCATGGTTCCCCAATAAACAAGTAATTTCGCATAAATAGGTATATTCACCTGTCTTTGCCAAATCAACAAATTGCTGCATTACTCTTCTACGGAATTCAGGGCTAGAAAGATCGTTCCCCTCTCTTCCCTCAAAGAGTTTTTTAGCTATTTCAGGTTTTTTAATGCGCTTAGTCTTTGCAGGTTGTAATTCTTTTTGCATAATATCTCCTTTTTCATTAGAATCTGCCATATAATAGTATAAAAAGAGGACAATTGACAATGGATACGATAGAACTTTTGGAACTCAAAAAAGAGATTAAAGATTTAAAGCAGTATATTAGTGAGCTGAGCTTTGAGCCGGAGCGGTTTAGATATACGAGTGAAAACATCAATGAATTGGCGGGTGCGTTTGCCAAGGCGCGGTTGGGCTTTGAAAAAATAGGGGCCAATAAGAAGAGCTTTGATAAGAACTTTGCTGACTTTCCGTATATTATTAGTAAGGTCAATGAAGGTCTTGCGGTTAATGGTCTTGCGTTCTATCAGTATACCACCATCGAGGATGACTCCAGTTGCATGTTAGTTACCAGCTTGATACATAGTTCTGGTCAGTATATAAACTCTCGTGTGCGTTTGATTTTAAGCGATACGGATAAGAATATAGATAGGACATTACAGATCAATAAAAGAATGCAGGCTTTGGCACTGTTGGGTATCTGGCCGTTGGAGGATAGATTGGATGATGATGGGGATGCTGAATATGAAGCCAAGATCGTGAATGAGATGTCAGGGGTTGAAGTAAGCACCAAAAAGAGTAAAGACGTCGTAACCAAAGAACAATATGAAATGTTAATGCAGGAATTAAAGGGAGAGACTGAGATAGCCAAGATGATCATGAAGCGTTATGACATTGTGACTCTTAAAGATATGCCAAAAGAGAGCTTTATCGAAGATATAGAACGTATTAGAAAAATTAAAATAGATAAGAAGAATAGATGATACCTAATAAAAGAGGCACATCGTTAGGCTGGAAGATAGATTTGCTTACTATGTTTGCATAGGAACGATCATTGTATTGTTTATTAGGTTTATTATTCCATAAACTGTGACAATAACTGGCTTATTGGGGGAGATGTTTGTTTCAGTCTTTTCCCCTTAAGTGATACAAACTCAAAGTCAGTACGGGCATCATTGTTTAATTCCCATACCTTAAAGAATAAGCCGCCGGCAATACACGCATCATCTTTAAATATATTTCCCGCTGATTGGCAAAAATCTCCCACCCATTTAAAAAGATTATCTAAATCTGGACGTATAGGATGAAAAGTACCTAAAAGGTTCTCTACGGTCTTTCTTGATGCTGTCTTGGGTATGGGCATATAAAAGTAAGCTACCAGAAACTGGGGCCCTTCTAAGAGTGGCCCATCATAATGCGATAGATATATCTGCATGGCGTTCTTGATATGTTTTTGGGGATCATAAAAGCCATGCTTACCCGATCTGGCTCTTTGTAGGGCTATGGGAGCTCCTGGGATTTGAAAGTTCATTTCTATCTCCGTATTTTTATACGAAGATCATATCTTTTTTTGCTTGATCAAGCGAGATAGTTATTGAAGATGGTTTACTTAAAAAAGAACGGTCGCATCTACAGTCAGCATGAACTTCACCAAGCAAACGACGTTGCTCTATACCGGCAAGTTGCGTAAACCAAGGGTTGTAAGCCTGGTGTCTCCAAAAAGATTTAACTGTGGCCTGATATTGTTCGTCGTGCAACGCCTCTTCAATTCTCTTGGCCGCAAGATATGGATTCAAAGTATCCCATTCAATCTGTTCATTTCGCTTACGTTCTTTTTCTAAGCGTTCTTGCTCTTTTCGTTCAGCAAACTCTCTAAATCCTGGAGGGACAAAGCCCTTGTAGGACGATTCGGCCTTTCCCGTTTTAGGTGTTTGAGATGGTTTGGTTGGTACAAAAAGAGAATCAAAGAGCGGATCGCTTTCTTCGAATAAGCGTCCCTGTAACAGTTTCTTTTTAAGTGTTTGATCGTAAACCAACCCCATTTCGTTGCACTTTCTACGACAGATAGCTAGAAAATAGGTGAATGGGTTGGTTGGTTGGTTCTTTACCCAAACCATTTCTTTATCAGCCAAACCAACCACCACTTCGGGTACGATAGCCAGGTTGACATAGCCTTTCTCGGTTGGTTTAAACGATTTAATAGCCAATAAATAGTCGGGTATTGGTTGCTTCATGCATTGCTCCTTTTTAAGCAAAGCTTTTTGGTTGGTTGGTATGGTTTTAAAGAATCGTGGGTTGGTTCTATCAGTTCGTTTGAGATAATCCCGTCTATTGGTATGCCAAGAAAACTCCGTATCGGTTACTTGTGAAAACATTTGAGCATTTTGATAACCGTAAGCCAAATTACTTTCAGGAGTTATATATATATTAAATACCTTAGAGGCTTGCTTTTTTTTATCGTATGGCACAGAAGCTGAGATTAAAAAACGAATAAGTTTTCTATCTGAAAGATAAGGAGTTTTCGTCTTGCGTAGTTTTCTAAGTTTATATTGAGCGGAGCGGTGATCGTATATTTCTTTAATTTGTTCAGGAGTACGATTCATCTGTTCAAGTCTGGTAGCACGTGGCTTTTTTATAAGACTTGTAGATTTTGTTTGACTTGCGGGCTTTTTTTGATATTCTTGTTTCATATTCATATTTTGATTCTGTTTCATATGCAGGATCGATCTTAAAGGGTTAGGCCATATTGTTAGCATCGGGGATGATACAGAACAAGTGGCTTAATTTTTTTTCAATTCAAATTAGTTTATTTTACTCTATACTTTTTTATTTTTCTACTATTTTTTCATAGCCTTAGTTATAGATGGCACTGCGCACCAATAATAATAATCATGTATAGGTAATTCTTCATAAAAGCCATATAGTCTTTGTAGGGTATTCTCTTTCATATCAACAACTTCATAATGGATTTCATAATCTTTATCATATATCAATATGCGTTGGCCTATTAAAGGCTTCTCTTGCTTAAAGCTTTTCCAGTTCATGATTCCACCGCAAAACGATATAAGATCGACCAAAAGAAAATAAGCATTATTAAAACTAATGATTTTGTAGGATTAATTTCTTTAGGAAATGTAAGAAGAATTACTATAAAGATAATAAGAAAATAAACTATAATATCTTTCCATAAACAACAGTTCATTGTAAATCTAGTCTTTTGGTAAAAATGGTAATGGCATCCAATGGGTTTCTTTACCACAAGGATAGGGATGATCATAGCTTTCCTGAATACAATTATCCCATACCCAGTGAGTTTTTTTTCCCGTTAGTGTAATTTTTTCTTCTTTCCATGTATGAATACAAAAACCAGATTCGGTCAAAACCAAATATTCATTAGATACGTTTTCTGGCAATCGTTCTGAGCATTTAATCCATTTCATTTCATATCTTCAGTAATATTTGGAACCGAACACCAATAATACCAATCCATTACGTTAAACGATTCATAAAAGCCATAAAGACGCTGAAGTTTATTGTCTGCCATCATCTTAACTACTTCGTAAGGTGGAGTAACTGAATCAGTATCGTTATCGTATATCAATATACGCTGGCCTATTAAAGGCTTTTCTTGCTTAAAGCTTTTCCAGTTCACAATGTTCTCGCCGTATTTACCGCAGATATTGCACCATATTTCTAGTGGTTCAGGAGGTAATATTTTAATATCTGTCTCTGCTATTAATTCATTTAAAGTTTGCTCGATATTTTTATAGTTCATAATAAACTCGTTATATAGATCATAATCATTAACGCTAAACTACACGCATATATCTGAAATACAGTTGAATAATGGATATGTTCGAGGGTGATTCTTGATTCTACGGATAGCGTATGAAACCGCTTTGCTTCATAGGAAAAAATACCTATTAATAAAAGCTGAATAATTCTTATAATAATCATATAGATACGGTGTATTCCTAAAAAGGTAGGGTGTTCTCAAATACTTCTTCAAATGGATTATCATCCAAGATAGGCTCTTGATACGCCTGTGGTTGGTTAATAGTCTTCTTAAAGGTAGGAGTAGGTTGCTTAATAGTATCTTTGATTAACTTAGCTGTATGAGCCAATTGAACATGTTGGTTAAGATCTTTAGCAATTTCTTTGGGTATATACGCAGGGCCACTTGACTTAAATCCCATGCGCTCTTCAATAGGTTTCTTTATTATACCCGAACCGGGAATTACATTAACAGAGCGAGCCTTTATCCAGGTCTCGTAGATCTCTCTGCCTTCTTGATCCAGATTTTTTGTCTTTTTAAGTTGTAATGATCCCTCAACACGAACAATTTCGCCTCTCTTAAAGCGAGAAACTACCTCTTGGGCTACATTACCCATAGCAGATACGGTAACGGTGCAGGATGACTGTCCTGGTGTGCCATCTTTCTTGGTATAGTCTTGTTTGTTTTGGAGACGGATAAGCGTTGAATTAAATTCAGTGAGCTTTGGCTCGTTTAGTATTACGCCGTCAAAGCGTACTTTATTTTCCATCAATTTCCTTTAAGAATTCTATTAATTTTCTATAATCTTCTATTTGTTTCTTTTGTTTTCTCCTTTTAGGATCACTAGGCGTTATATTCAAATCTAATAATCTAAATGGTCTGCGTTGTATAAAAGATTTAATATGTTCTTCATAAGTGGCATTTGGATCATACCAAACGAGTTTGGGAAACATATCGAAAACATGGTGCATTTTACAGGTAAAAATAGAATAAGCAGGTATTCCCATAAGGGGCATATTTTGTCGATTGAATACTTCTTTGCAATCTTTAAAATCACAAAGAACTTTATTTTCCATCAGATTCCTTCGTTAATCGATAACATTCTTTTATATACCAATCTAAAGCGATATTAATTGTTTCACTTTGAGATATTCTCTTTTTGTATTCCGCTTGATAGTTTCCCTGAAACTGAGCAAGTAATTCTTGAATTTCAGGTTTCAATCGAACGGTCGTTATTTTTTTTTCCATAGTTCTCCTATTGATATTTGTGATATTTATGATACTATAGATATAGTTAAAACAAAAGGAAAAAAATGCATCATATATCTTGCGTAAAATGTAATACAACAATACTTTCTGATTCTATTATCTGCAAAATATGTTCTGAGTGGCCACATGATGAGTATTGTAATTTTAAAGAAACCAAAGAATGTGAATGCCCATACTACGCCAAGACTTCGTATGGCAGGCCAGAAAAAGAATAATATATTTCTTCCTAGCTCATACAACAGGTATATTATTAATTCTTTTTTATAAAGGAACATCATGAAGATGTTATCTCTTTCTCTTTTATTGTTATCGTCTATAGCTTTTGGTATGAATTTCTCTTTGATCCCTGCAAAAGCAGTTCCTGGTATTGGCCCAGTAGATGTGCTTTATAATGAATCTGGCTTTTATGTCATTAAAGATGGTTATTTGGATCACGTTTCCAGCCACAACGTTGATCCAGAATTGAGAGTAATGGATATGGCCAAGATAAAAGCATTTGCCAAAATGGGATCGATTAAGGTAAGCCAAAATGATCATCAAGAATATATTTTACGAATGAGTGGTAAGCTACCAGGTAGTGGCCCTATTTTAGCAACTGCCGCGGGTATTAGTGTCAGAGCAGTCGGCTATGGAACCTTTATCGTAGCCATATTTGCGACCAAGGGAGAAGTCTTGCTCCATACTCATGAAATATGTGAAATGGTAGAAATAGCGGCAAATACTGCAAGCACGGCAGCCTTACTTGCTCCAACTCCTTAAAAGATAAAGATATGATACCTTATTATATTGCGCTCTTGCGCCAAATAGAAACTCTTGCCATAGGTCTAACAGCGCTGTTTATACGTTGTTTATTTACGGGAGAACAGATAAAAGATATCTATCCTGATACGTTAAAGCACTGGGGATGGTATTATTATTTTTTTGTTCTATTTTTTCTCATAATACCTTATTTCATAATGCGTTATAATTTGCCCCATTATGGTATATACAGTATTTTGTATAGCATAAATCCTGTTATATGCTGGTTGGGAATAATTATATCAATAGCATGTAGCGGCTATGTAATCTATAAAAGATGTAGTAATTAAGCAGATGGTTAAATTCGCACTGCTACCCCTAGACTTGTTCTAGGGGTTTTTGTTTGTTACAGTGTGATTTAAATATATCGAGAGAGCGAAGCGAGAATAACTATGTTTAACGATTCATATTTGAACAAAATATATCGATGTGCTCCCCCCACTCTATTAGATACTTCAGAATATCTCACGTTATGTGCAGTCGAAAATGGTCAATTCTATATACAAATGGCTGAAGATGAGAATCAGCCCAATTGGCATCTGTTTGATGGTACTGAAACACAAGCTGAGAAATTTATACAAACTATTCTAAATAATCCAGGATAGTTACTGCAACCATAAACTATCCTGGTAAAAAAGGAGAATGAAACATTATTTATTTTTTAGCTCATCTAATTCTTTACGAAGTTTTTGTATCTCTAAAAGAAGTAATACAGGTAAATTATGGTAAGAAATGCTTTGAGGTAATCCTTGTTTATCAAGAACTACTAATTCAGGCATAATCTTATACACTTCCTCTGCAATAAGTCCTGTCTGCGGTGATCTATCATCGCCTACTTTATAATTAAATGATTTAGGTTGTAATTCAAGAACCTTGGTTGATTCTAATGACTTTATGTTCTCTTTAAATCGTTCAGATGATACGGCAATTCCTAATTGATCTGATGCAGATACCAGAACCGCAGTTCCTACTACCGTTATTCCTTGGATACCAGAAATAAAAGCCGCATTAAGTTGTTGATTTCCTGTACCGCTTGCTGCACCAATACGTAAGGTATTTGATTCGCCATTTACGCCATTACTATTTAAAAGAATATTAGAACTTTCAGCTCCGGTATACGCATTACGCGCATTAACTCCGCATACGGTGTTATATGCGCCT